ACCAATCTTCGCTTCGGCAAAGAAAGAGTTCAAACTTCCTTCCGCTGGCGAATGGATCTCAGCACAGATGCAAGGTGGCGCAATCGCTGCCGAGTTCAACGCTCGCATCAAAGCCGCTGCTCCAGATGTGACCACCGCTGATCTTGATGGCATCATGCCATTGCCAATCTTGGCTCCTATCTATTCTGGGATTCAAGGTCTTCGCCCTGTCGTTGATGCAATCGGCGCTCGCCAAATGCCCGCATCAGGCAAGGTCTTCATCGTTCCAAAAATCACAACCCATACCTCAATTGGTGGGCCACAGACACAGAACACCACAATCACCGCTGGTCAGTTCATTGTTGACGACATCCAAATCACCAAGGACATCTACGGCGGATACGTCGAAGTCTCCGAGGCTTCAATTGACTGGAGTTCACCAGAAGTTCTCACCGGACTCCTCGAGGACATGGGCAAAAAATACGCTCTAGCCACGGACAATGCAGCCGCTGACGCGCTTCTTGCAGGCACTTCACAGACAACAGGCAACGTCGCACCGACAGACCCTTCAGACTGGGTACAAAAAGTTTACGCTTGCGCAAACACCATCCTCGCAAATGGCAACTACCTCCCAGATCACCTCTTCGTGTCTGGCGATGTATTCGCACAACTTGGAACTTTGAGCGACGACCAAGGACGACCATTGTTCCCGCAGGTTGGACCAATGAACGCATTCGGTTCAATGAATGCAGGTTCTCGTGAAGCAATCGTCTTCGGACTTCGTCTCGTGGTTGACACCAACTTTGCAGCAAAGACAACAATCGTTGGTGCAGCTGCTACTGGTGCATTCCGTTGCTACGAACAGCAGAAGGGCGCAATCAGCCTCGACAATCCTTCAACGTTGTCTCGCACAATTGCCTTCCGCGGATACTTCGCACCGAAGATGATTGACGCAAACCAATTCATGAAAATCCCTCAGGCTTAAACCTGAGACACGACAGGGACTGAACGATGGCTACTTACGATCTCGCGTTTCATACGCGCCTCGATGGGTACGCCATTTTTCAGACCTTCGTTGAGACTGGCATACAGGTCGGGGACTCCGTAACAGTCACAGGCGCAGGCCACGGATTCAACGCAACGGCAACCATTGTCTCAACACAAGACTTTGAATTCATCGGGGTATCTGACGAGGGCGACCTTGAATTTGACTCCGATGTAATTCGTCTTTACCAGTTCATGTATGTCAACGCAGGCTCAGACTTCACTCGATCTACTGCAACCGGCACAGTCACTTTTACTCCGTCCGTTTCTTGGATTAACGCAGCCGATGTCACCTCATGGCTCGGCATCGACGTTGCAACCGCCAACGACACCGCCTTCATTACGGTCTGCGTCAACGCAGCCAACAACTACATCTTTCGCAAGCGTCGCGAAGCCGGATACACCGATTCGCAGTCAACGGTGCCAGGTGCCGACGTCAAACTCGGCACAATCATGTACGCAGCTACTCTTTACCGCGAGCGCGGATCAGCAGACTCCTTTGCATCCTTTGACTCAATGTCTTCAATCCCCATTCCCTCAACAATGGGACGCATCATGGCCCTCATCGGCTGCGGAAGACCACAGGTTGCGTAATGGCTGCAACAGGAATCCTCGTCGACGCAGTCAACGCAATCAAAACACAACTCACCGCTCTTGGTCTCAAACCAGTCACAGACCCGCGCAACGCGCGACCAATGTCCGTCATGATTGAACTTCCCGTCATGACTTCGTTCACTTACAACGTGGGCGACTTTCGCATTCCAGTCCGCATCCTTGCAGCGCCCCCAGGCAACCAAGACTCTGGCGACTACCTAATGACAACGGTAGACGTCATCATGAACTCGCCCATCGCAGTTACAGACGCCCGTCCAGGCAATGCAAACTACGGCGGGCAAGACATACCCACATATGACCTCACGGTGGCAATCGCCGTGAAACGAAATTAAGGAGCCATCATGGCAACAAGTACATTCCTGTCAGGTGCAACCTGCTCAATCACCCCTACTGGCGGATCAGCAATTGACGTCTCAGATCAACTTTCAAAATGTGAAGTGATGGTCGGCTTCGAACTTCTTGAGTCAACATCGCTATCAGATACAGGTCGACAGGCAACAAAAGGCCTCCAATCGGTGGCAGTTAACCTTGACCTCTATCTTTCATACGGCGTCGGAGAAATCGAAACCCTTCTTGCAGCAATCGTCGCAGCGGGTTCATGCACAATCGTTGTCTCCCCTTCTGGCACAACCGAAGGTCCGAGCAACCCTGAATACACAATTACGACGTGCACATTGGACGCCGCTCCGGTCATCATGTCATCCATCGGAACCCTTGCCGTAGCCTCAGTGAGTTTCACTAACGGCACCTGGGTACGAGACATCGTCTAAAAAATAGAAGAGGGAAACAAATGAAAATCCGACTACAAGTAACACCGATTGAAGGCGACCCCTATGAATGCGAAACGAATCTCTTCGTTGTCGTGGCATGGGAACGCAAATTCAAACGACAAGCATCCAGTCTCGCAAACGGCATCGGCGCAGAAGACCTTGCATTCTTTGCATTTGAATCTGCTCGAGCTGCGGGAATCACAACCCCGCTCGCCTTTGACGAATTCATCAAGAAAACAAAAGCAATTGACGTTGTTTCTGAGGATGCACCGTCTTTTACAGGAGCGGCAGTTTCCGACGCTCATTAGCCGAGGTTCTTGTCGCGACTGGATACTGGGTGCCGAACATCCCATTCGACACAGAAGACCTCTTCACGGTTGTTGACGTGTTGAACGAACAACAAAAAGCACAAAGGAGCAGACGATGACCACAAAGACATCTATTGAAGTCGTCGGAGTTCGTGACGCTATTCGTTCGCTCAACAAGATTGAGCCTGGTCTCCGTAAGCAATTCACCGCTGACGCAACCCGCATTGCTCAACCCGCAATCCAAGAAGTCCAGAAGAACTACACGATGGTTCCTTTGTCCGGCATGGCTCGGAAATGGGAACAAGCCAACAAAAAGATATTTCCGTTCTCTGTGGCAAAAGCAGTCTCTGGAGTCAAGTTGAAAGTGGACGCTTCTCGAGAGGCAACTTCGCTGATCTACATCACCCAGACCAACGTCGCAGCAGCCGTCTTTGAAGCAGCGGGACGCGCCAACCAAAACCGCCTGGGGGATTCTCTTGGGCAGTTGCGTCCAAACCATACGCGCATTCTTGGGCCTGCCGTGTTTCGCAAACGTCGCGAAATTGAAGCAGAACTCGTAAAGGCAACTAACGAAGTTAAAGCTCGCGTTGAAAGAGAACTCAAATGACAATCGCAATTCCAATCATTACAGAATTTGACGGAGGAGGAATTTCGTCCGCCGTCAAGGAATTTAAGAATTTGGAAACTTCAGGGCAGAAGGCTCAGTTTGCAATTAAGAGGGCAGCCGGGCCTGCAATTGCTGCTCTCGGTGGTTTAACAACTGCACTTGGTTTTGCAATTAAAGGAGCAATTGACGATGCTGCAGCACAGGACAAACTTGCTGAACAAATTAAACGCACCACAGGCGCAACCGACGACCAAATAGCAATGAACGAAGACTGGATTACCATTCAGGGCAAATTGCTTGGAGTAACAGATGACGAACTTCGTCCGGCTCTCGGTGATCTTGTTCGCGCAACTGGCGACATCACCAAGGCGCAGGAATTGGCAGCAGCTGCAATGGACATTTCCGCAGCCAAAGGCATCAGTCTTGACACAGCAACAAGGGCTCTTGAAAAGGCATACGGAGGAAACTTAACTGCCCTTGCCAAAATCTCTCCAGAACTTCGCGACATGATTAGAGACGGCGCATCGCTTGATGACGTCATGGCAAAAATGTCCAAGACCTTTGGCGGGGCAGCATCAGATGCAGCAGACACAACTGCAGGCAAGTTTAAGTTAATGAAAATTCAACTTGACGAAACCAAAGAAACAATTGGCGCAGCCCTTTTGCCTGCAGTTGAAGCCGTACTGCCTTTCCTGCAGACGCTTGCTACATGGGCGCAAGACAACCCACAAACTTTTACAATTATTGCAGGAGCATTAGCAGCAGTTGCAGCATCAGTTGTTGCAATTAACATTGCTATGTCTCTTAACCCAATTGGCTTAATAGTTATTGCGGTGGGTCTTGTTGTTGCGGCCTTAGCAATTGCGTACACAAAATTTGAAGGATTTCGCGCGGTTGTTGACAACATTTTTGGAGCCATTAAATGGTACGTCATGAATGTTGCCGTTCCATATTTTCAATTCCTTGGTTCAATCGTCATGGCAGTTTTTAATCAAATAAAAGACGGCTGGAATAACACAGTTGGCGGTTTTAGTTTTCAGTTTCCAGATTGGATTAAATACACAGGCGTCGTCGGGGCTGCTCTTGCAGGAAAAGGTTTCAGTGTTCCCAAAATTGGCGGTGGCGGTGGCGGTGGCGGAGCAACGTCAAGCGTTCGCGCGTTTGAAGAATCACAAAAAAACGCGCCTGCAATCCCAACTGCATTGACTCCAGCAACCGTTGCAGCAGCTGCGCCAGGCAAACCACAG